TATTCATCATCCATTTGCTTCTTAGCAATTTCTAATTCTGTTTCATTCTTTTCTTTGATTTCAGATTTAGTTGAATTGATTGCTGAATATATTTTATCTAGTTTACCTTCAATTGTAGTAAGAACCTCTTTAGATACAGCTTTCCCGACACCATCAGCCGTTTGTTTAACAACTGCCTTAGTTGTTTCCGAATCTGATTGTGTTTTTTCTGACGGTTTCTCAGCAACTGAGGAGAAACCCCAATCACCACCTTCTTCAAACCCGTCTAAAAAATCAAAGTCTGCCATATATGTTTCCTTCGATGAGCGCTCATCTGTAATGCCTTATCGGATTGACTTTACAACAGACTGACTTCTTATGTCTAGAATGAAGTATGTTAAAGTGTGCTCGATAGCACTAGTATAAGTATTTATCTTCCTCCACCTTTCAAAGCACGAGTTTTATGTTTTTTTCTTATCTTCTCAATTTGTGTATCTTTTACTGATCTTTTCCCATATCTTTCTGCAAGGTGACTATTAGGATGTGCTTCTGATATTTTAGATAATGTTTCTTTCCAACCAGAGTCTGTATGACTTTCAACTGATCCTACACTTGAAACAATATTCATTTGAGTTGGCGGAAGTAATTCGATATGTCTTTTTTTTGTTAGTTTTTCCATTTCAGCAATGGTCATTAAGTCTTCCCAAACTTCACCTGTCTTTTTATTTCTGAAATTATATGTTGGCATTTATTCCCTCACTATACCATTTTGGTATACTGGTCTTCCATGTAGCAAAACCATTCTTGTATTTGATATAATAATCTCGATAAGCAGTAATACTATCTTCATTCTTAACATCATCTGGCATTGCTTGTGTTGGTTGATTAAAAGGAATATTTAGTGGTGCATTTTTAGGTGGGTTTCTTAGCAAGTCTTTTAATACAACATATGATTTATGATCTTTACCATATCTAATTTTAAATTCTTCGTGTAGATGAGACCACATTTGATATAACCACCAATAGTTGTAAGCACTAGCACGAACCCATACAGCACTCGGGTGATTTATGTGGCATGCTTTATAGACAATTGCCTCTTCATTAGGATTATCTAATTTGTATCTGGTTACTTTTCTACCTGTCTTTGATTTAGCAATATACTTTTGACCGTCAAGCACTCTATGAGCAGTTGACATTAATTGAGCATATTCGATAAGCATTTTAGTACAATGTTTGTCTAAATGCATTTCAGCACAGGTCTTTGGTTCTTCATGTAGATAAAATATATTCATTTTATAATTTTGTTTCTATAATTTTTACCACTAACTTTTCATAGTTAGGATTAGTTGAAAACTTATCAAGATACATAGCAAGTTCTACCGCTGTGATATCTGGATTTTCTTTTCTTGCTTCTCTAAGTTCTTCATATGCCCATACTTCATTGATGATACGAACATAATCTCTAACACTAGCACATTTACTTTCATAAACTTTTACACCCCACCCTGGCCATTTGTTTGGATCCCAAGTGATAGGTAGTAAATGTTCTTGACTCTTATCAAAGGTTCTGATACCAAATAGATTATTACCTTCATTGGCAAATCTAGACTTACCCCAAGCAGACTCTAATATTGCTTGTGCAATTATAAGTTTTCTAGGTAGTTGTCGTTCAGGTGATACACTTAGATAAACATAATCAATACAGGCATCCAATGAAGCAATAAATTGCTTATTTGTATCTGAAATAATATCAGGTTCTTCTAATGCCCCTCGTATATCGTCTATGAATTCTTGATCTACTTTTGGTATTTCTATTTCGACAGGTTCGATTTCTTCGACAGTCTTATAAGAATAATTTAAAAATGAATAAGTTAATACTGTAATTACAAAAGCAATTAATCCTGTCTTAACTTCTTCTCTATACTCTTGTATGTAATATGCAAGTAATGATGAATATTTTTTTATGTAATAAATCATATGTGTTTCCTCAACTCTCTTTTTGTTTTCCAAGGTCTACATACAAACCATCTATATTGTGGTTTAGGTAATGCAGGACCTTCGATTTCTAATTCGTTTGTCGATTCAGCATAAATTATTCCTTTTAACATTAAAGAAACTGCTGCCTCATATAGTTTACATTCTTTGTATGGTCCGTCTATTCTTCGTCTAGGCGTTTCATATCTCGCCTTTCGATTATCTAGAATACCATTGATAATCTTTTTTTCGTATCTGTTTAGTTTCATTATATAATTATATACTATTTGTTTCGGATAGTCAAGCACAAAAAACCCCTAGTAAATAGGGGTTTAATGATAACATGGATTATTCATTCTTCATAAAATCGTCATTCCAATCGAATGCTTCTTTCACTAGATTCGCTGTAAATCCTTTGTACTTATTATTGACTTTTTTATTAACAACCGTAACTAGAAAATCTGCTTCTCCAGCAGATAGTCCTTCTAATAATTGTATAAAAATTGTTTCTCTTTTATTTTGTGAGATTGTACTATCGCCACCTTTTGTAAACAAATATAAGCGTCTTGCTTCTTGAGTCAAAAGAGTATGATCTGTTCCAATCGGTGCGTCATTAACAGTATAAGGCACATCACCTTTTGGTAGTAACCATTCTATTTTAGGATCAAATGCACCTTTTAGCACTTGTCTTAAAGCAACTGAATCATTTTCTTTTAATATTTTCAGTTTTCTTGGTTTATCTTTTGCGTTGTTTATTTTTGTAGCGATTTCATCAAATAAAGTAACCATTGCTCTACCTGATTCTGATAAAGCACTAACACCTTGTCTAGACATTAATGCTGGGTGGGATTGTGTACCAGGGTTGTTACCATCTTCGATAATACTACCGTCTGGATTTCTTCTTACTATAACCATTATTTTTCTCCTTAACAGTTCTTTTGAGATTAAAATTCATCTATAACCTCAATTAAAGTTTTAAGTTTATTTTTAATAAAGTAGTTCAAGATTTTATCTCTTGTTGCCACTTTAACATTATCAAACTCATTATTAATTTTATCCTCTAACTCTTGAGGAATACAATTCAAATCAATTAATTTTCTGTTGCGATTGTAATTTTTTTCTTCTTCTTCGGTCATTGTCATTAAGACTTCTTCTAACCATGAATCTATTTTCTTTCTACTTAAAGGTTTCTGTCGTCTACCTTCTATGAAAACATCATCATCTGACAATACATTAGGGATACCATCGCTTCTATCACCTTTTAGTATATGTTCTTTTATATATAGGGCAGGATTTTCATCTTTACCTACATACTTATTTAGTACAGGATTATATTGTTTTACAAATTCATTGTGTAATTGTATAAAATCTTTATCACCTGATAAAATTAGTATCTTTTTCAAATGGTTAGGCGATACTCTATTTTGCACTCGTCTAACTAAAGCCGCAATAATATCATCTGCTTCAGCAGTTTCTAGTTCTAAAACTTTATATGGAAGATTTTCTCTAATCTCATTTCGAATATTACCTAACATAGTAAAGATAGCATTCCAATCGTGATCTGATTTTTCTCTATTTGCTTTTCTGCCTGCTTTATAATTAGGAAAGAATTCTCGTCTCCATACATTTTTAGAGTCACAAGCAATAACCATATCGCCATAATCTTTACTAAACTTTTTATTATGTGCTCTAAGTGAATTTAAAACCATGTGTCTAACAAGGTCTTCCGATAGTTCAACTGCCTGACGGCCATTTATTTGAACCATTAAATTAGAAATCATTATCTGATTTAGGTCAACTATAATCATAATATTATTATAACATAATCCTTTCGGATTGTCAAGGTCTATTCCTCATCTTCTGGAAAGAAGTCTATTTCAAATTCTTCTTCGGTATCATCTTTTACTTCTTGTTGTATTTCTTCTTCTACAACTGGTGGTGTTTTTGCTGAAACAGATATATTGCGATAATTAATATCGGTATACTTTTTGCCATCTGGCATGGTAACTATTTTTGTAAGATTATCGGTTATGTCTTGCATTGGGTGTCTATGACCAAAATCTCTTTTTAGCAAACTCTTTATGCCCTCTATGGTGACTGCTAAATCTCTTAGAAAAGCATCGCTTTCCATAGTGACAGCATTTTCTTTTAAATCGTTTATAATGTCAACGGTCATTTGCTCTGCAAGGTTTTCTATAAAAGTTTCTTCTTTATAAAACTTTGCTTCTTCTTCGCTGATTTTAGGACCCTCTACTTTTCTTTTACGAAAAACTTTATCCATAGGAAACTGTATAAGTTTTCCCATTTTTACCTTCTTTTTTTTGCTAGTTCTCTTTTTATCCATGATATTGCCTGTGGTGATGTTGGTTTTTGATTTATCATTCTTCTTATTGCTTTATGCACTTTTGGATTGACATCTTCTTTTCTTTTGTTATTATCAACAATAACAAAATTGTTTAGACCAAATAGATTTTGAAATCCACCTATGTTTCTTTGAACGGTCTTATGATTTTGTATGACGATAGCGTCTGGCAAGACTCTATCTCTCATTGAATTTCTTTGTAATGCAACTTCTAAACTTGTATTAACAAATACCATATAGGTATCATAACCAAGATTTTTCATTAGTCTTGCTTCATTTGATATTCTGGCATAATCTCTTGCCGTGCTATCTAATATGAGACCTAAACGACCTTCTAGTGCCATTTTTAATTGCACACCAGTTCTTGCTTTTGCTTTTGATCTTATCTCATCACGCCTTTTCACCTCTTCTGGATCAGATATAGCAAAATTTAAACTCATGTTTTCTTTTTTTAAAGCAGCAGCAAAAATATCATCACTATTAATAACTTTTAATCCCATACCAGACAATGTTCTTGCAGAAACCCAAGACTTACCTGAGCCAGGTCCGCCTGCAAGAAAGAATGCCTTGAATATATTAGGGTCATATACACCCTCGGTTATATATTGTTGAAAGTCTATCATACTACTATTTATATGCTGGGGCAATTGTTTTCCATTTCATTGGTTTTTCTTCATATTCTCCATAGTATAAATTAGTCCAGTCACCTGTGCTTAAATATCTTCTCATACTACGAATATATGCTTCAGCACCCATTCGTGTTCTCATGCCTTCTTCTTTTAATTTCTTATTATCAGTTCTAGTATTTTCTTGAGATTTACCTGCTTTAACAACACCCTCTTGAGTCTTGATCCATTTCTTAATATTATCGTAAGATAATGTATGATTGTCTGGTAGTTCTAATACACTTGGGTGAACATTAGAAAGTTTAGGTGGTTTTCTTTTTGCTCGAAGATTGGCCATCTTCTCGGCCATTTCTTCTTCTGCTAAAGTTACCTTGTTTATTTCCCAAGCACTATCTGTTTCTGATTTAATCATTAACTAACTGGAATCTTTGATAAATCTTCTTCTTCAATACCATTTAAAAATTGTGTAAATGTTATTTTACCTGTAGCAGATCGCCAAGTGCCATCTGTGTTATAGTAATCAGGATGTTCATTTGTCTTTTCATATTCTTTTATGGTTTTTGATATATGATAACCTTCTTCATTTTTCATATTCATAAATTTTACTAAGACAGGATTCTTTGGATTATTTTTATAAACTTCTATTGCAAGATAGTCTATGATCTTATGATCCATTGGCGTCTTTAAATATTTACCCATATTAATATCTCCTTGGTATAGTTTCTTTTCTTAAATAAAGAACACCTTTGACAACTTCTTTGCCAAACTCTTTATTAACAATATGCATAACCTGTGCTACAGAGTTTCCTTGCACCTCTTTATC